GCACCGACCCTGCACCGAGCGCAAGCGAGGGTAATTAATGCGCAAGAGAGTCTTCCGTACAGCTAATACCCCATTAAATTAGTAGACTATCACGCTCCTCCCTGCGTTGCACTTCGGTCGTCGCTGCGTCCCCATACAAATAAATTATTAATGGACCAAATAAAGTTATCCACATTTAAAACCCTGCAGCGAGCCCATAGGGCGAGCGTAATACCGCTCGCTACGCTCGCTGCATCCTGAAATAGAAGTGCTCTATATGAGGCTTATTATGGCCTTTAATGATGGGTCGAGGGGAAACCTGAAGCGAGCTACCGACAGGGAGCGAGCGATAATAGAGTGGGGATAACTTTATTTGGTTACTTAGAAATATTTTCGTATTATTCAATTCACCTTACGTACAAGTTTTTTCCCCATACCTGAGGGGTAATTACGCTCCCTCACTACGTTCGCTCGCTACAGGAAATGAAAAACCCCTATATTTCTATAAGGGTTCTAAAATTTTTTTGGTCCACACCTAAGGGTTATAATAGTTTCCTACTAATTCTCCAATTAATATATTTTCTAATTAGATATAACATACTACTTTAACTGAGCGTAGCACACTGCGAGAGCTTGTTCTTGTGTGTCATATTCACCTGCGATAGCGGACATACATCTACCGATATACGCATCCTCAGCTTCGCCACCTTCGGGTGTTGGTATTTCAAACTTTAACTTCTTTTGGTTCTCCTTAATGGGAACACAATTGGGAACTTCCTTACCATCCACCATTTTGGTACCGATAGCTTCGTAACCTTCCCAACAAGGATTTGGTTCAATCATATCATTTCTCTCGAAACGTATATTCATTAGTTTAAGTAATTTCTCTTTTCTCATAATTTAAGTTTAATAACATTCAGGACAGTTGCGGTAAGCGTTATCCCATTCTGAATATACGGGAATACCTTGACGTCTTAAATCTCTCATATCCCAACCTTTACGTGTGGACTGATTTAAGTATATACCATTATTGTATTTCTGAACCCTGTTCGGGATCATTCCATCTTCGGTTGATGAACTATTGTAAGCAGGGAACTTGTTCTGTCCTCTACCTGTTAATAGATAATCCATTAAACGTTGAAGATAAAAGTCTGCTCTACTCTTTTGTACGTTGCGCAAATACTTCATCGTTTCAATATCTACTGACTTAGCGTTTTGCATCTCACCTTCAACAATACCTCTATTCATCGTTCTATACATAATTTGTGGTATAGCGTTGAAGTAAGCCGTTTGCACGAGGAACGGTTGCAGATATTCGTTAACCAATTCCTTCTCATCATCATTCCACGTTGTTGTTCCATCCACCAATATACCATCCAATAGATGTTTGTAGAACTTCGTTCCTAAGATTGTCTGCACATCTATATCTTGTGCTATTTGTATTTCAGCTTTCAATACATCCATATCAACGTTCTTGTTAATATTGGTGTAGTTCTTCAGCTTAACCTCGCTGATTAATAATTTTCCTATTGTACTCATTTGTTAGTTGTTTAAGTTTGGGTAATTTCCTTCGGGTCTATTCACTTCATTAGCACCTTCTTTAATCGGTGGTGCAGGTTTTGCAATTCCTGCTGTGTCAGCACCAACTGTTGAGTTATCCATTAATGGGACAGCTTCGTAGATTGAAAGAGGTTTAATTTCTAATGTGGTTTTTGTTCCGAAGAATAAAGATAACATCTTATTGAAGACAGGAAGTATTTCATCTTGCATTGGCATGATAACCATCTTGCGGAAATATTCTGAGTGGTCAATAATCTCATTGCGAGACCCTAATTTACCTGGTGTGCTAATTCCGAAAAGTTCTGCACTGCTCACCCTGTGGCTTGAAAGTATGGATCTGCTGATGTCCTCGTATAGGGATTGGTAATAAGAGTCGTGGTCGTTACGTGGGATCTGCACAATATCAGGTGACTGCTCCTTGCTCTCGTTAAAAGAAACAATTGCTTGACCTGCATTATCTGTTCCACCATATTGACTTTCAAGTGCACGCACCAAAATACGTTGCTCGTCCTCACCAGGAATGCCGTTGTTGTAGTTAATCCATAATGACGGAACCATACCTTGACGTAGGTTATTCATATGGAAGTTTTTAATCTCAATATCAATTTCAATTGAGCGTTGTCCTGCACTCCAATCAGGAATAGGATAGTAAGTTAAACCAGGTTGGTAAATCTTGAAGTACATAATCTGCACAGGATCTTTCTCCTTTTGGCTAAACGCTTTAAACTCTTGTGGAGGATATTTCTTAGTGTCTTCCCAATATGGTGAATAGTAATAACAATCTACCTTATCGGTGTCAGGATCAATTTTACCTGAACGCACTCTACTAAAATCTAAATGGAAAATCTCAGCGATGGTTTTTCTATCTCTACTCCAAACAACGTTCAACGCAAATCCTCCGTAGATAACATAATCCAACACACACTTCCTCATAACGTCAACGATATTCTCGTCCTCGTTAATTAACTGCCAAACTGCATCAGGGTTGTCCTCAGAATATATATCATCACCCAATATCTGATTTACTTTTGACTTTACGATGGCCTTGTGGATTGCGCAATTATCAAAAAGTTGTATGAAGTATTGTGGTAATAAATTATTTGCTCCGTAGTAAATCCAGGGTTGTCGTTGCACGACCTCCGAGAACACAGGGAAACTTGCTGTTCTAAATTCTACCTTGCTTAGTTGGAATTTTTTTTGTTCACTCATAATTAATCTTTAATGTATATGTAATTTTCATTCACTTCGTTTGGAGAAATGTATTCTGTGAATGGTGCAGGTGCAACAGGTGATATTAAATCTACCATTGTCACGTATACCTCTTGTTCTTCATCTCCAAATATATTTAACTGATATTGACCTTCGTAAATCAAATCATCGTCTTCTAAATCTAATACTATCGTGCAATATCTTATGTTGCTTGTGTACTGCGCAGCATTACTTGTGCTAATAACATAAGTCTTTTGCTGCTTAGACATAATATGTGTGAATACCAAATCGTATGTTGCGAACTGTGTACGTGAATTTAGATTGATATTCAACACTAAATTATTCACCTCGCCTTTATTGATATATAACATAATGTAAGTTTTATAATAATAAATATAAAAAATCTGATGTTGAACGCTAAAAACATAAAAAAAGGGTCCGAAGACCCTTAATTTAATAGAATATATACAATTCGTCCAACTAAGGACTACCAATTGACTATCCCACGATAGAAGCACCAGTGAATACTGAAGCTAAAGCACCTTCGATTACGTTAGCAGGAACGGGTTCGTTACCCATAAATTCTAAAGTAAATTTCGAGCCGTCCGCTAGTGCAGTACCTGTAGAAGCGTTACCGCCTGATAAGTACATACCGTTAGTTTGACCTAATAAGTATTGAACGTTATTTTGATCGATTGCGATGATTTGTAAGTCATCATTTTGAGATAAGATCTTTAATTCATTTCTCTTATCTTGATCATACTTGAAGAACACTACTGATAAAACTTGATCGAAGAAAATTGAAGAATTTTCAAAATTCTTTTGAACGTTTTGCGTAAGTGACGAAGTATTTCTTTTTAATTCGAAACCGTAAAGAGTAGTTCCTGTTGTTGAAGTAGCACCAGTAATTGCACCATCAGCATCGTAAGTGTAACCTGTTACAGATCCACCACCGCCAACGATATAGATTTTCTTAATACCACCAACACCATCGCTACAACCTAAACTAATTCCTGAAGATATAAAGCACGACATATGTTTGTAATTTTTTTTTTGTTTTATTTTTTAAAGGGGACTTTCACCCCTTTTGTTTTTTTAATATTATGCTAAACCGTTAGTTGCAAAATATGCAGTGCTACCAAACTTCGCAATTTGTACACCGTAGTTGTAGTTTGCTCTAAAGCGAATTTGATCGAAGTCTTTTGAGTACCACATATCTAATTTTTCATGATCGCTGGTGAGGTCAAATGCGCAAACTGTATATTCTTTAGGGCCGATTGTGATTTTGTTCTTTCCTGCCAAACCTATAGTAGGAACGACTTTCACGTTAGTGTTAGGATGCAATGCTTCCATTGAATCTGTGATGCTTGAAGAACCTACGTAGTTAGCAAAGAAGTTTGCTTTTGTAAGAGCTTGTAAATATAATCTCCAGTTGCTGAAGCTCATAAATACTACTAAATCTTCACGTACCATTGCGTTGTCATCTAATGCGTTGATTAATTTATCAACTTCAGTAATTGGATTACCTGCAGTACCGTAAGGTTGAGAGTTGTCAAATGCAAC